CAAAGGTAAATTTATAATGGATAAAGAACAAATCAAAGAACTTGGCGAAAAACTCCAAGACAAAGCCGGAGATATTGTTGACGGCATCAAAGACCGTTTGGATGGCGAGTGTTGCGATCATGAAGACCATGACTGTTGCATTCACCCCGAGCATATGATTGCCGAGAAAGCAAAAGAAAAAGTTAAAGAACTTGCCGAAGGTAAAGGCTCAATTCTTGATCGCTTGCTTGGAAAGGTAATCTCAAGAAAGCTTCTTGTTTTTGCAACCGCAACCGTTCTTCTTGCTCAATACGGTCTTGACCCTGATACTTGGGGAATGATCGCTATTGTTTATATTGGCGGACAATCTGTTATTGATGCTGCTAAAATGTGGAGACACGGTTAAAGCAATGCATTGGCTTAAAGTCAAAAAGTACTGGGAACTTTCAGCGTCCTTCCTGAGAAATCATTGGAGGGCCGTTGTTGTTCTCGGTGCTATGGCTATTTGCTATTTTTACGGAAAGAACGTCCAAAAGAAACTAAAATTAGATCACGCTATGGCAAAAGCCCAATGGCGTAAAGAGAGAGACCAAATTGAAAACTCATATCAGAAAGAGATCGATAAACGGGAAAAAGCTCATAAGGCCTATGATCTCGCTATTAAAGCGGCGGAAGATAAGAAAGCCAAATCAACGACCGCGCTAGAAAAGCAAAAGGTTGAGGACACAAAAAAACTAATTAAGGAATCAAAGAACGATCCCGAGAAACTAGATGAAATTCTAAAAGGTCTCGGAATAGAGGAAGTATGATATTAATGCTATTGGCCTCTCTTGCATTTGGCGAGGCACAATTTACAAATTTGAAAGTCGGAGAACCCGCACCTTTCAACGGAAGATTATTAAATGACGAAGCGCTTGCAACTCTTGTTGTGAACCAAGAGTCAATTGAAGAAGCTTGCCAAATTGAAGTTGACTATGAGCTAGACATAGCAAAGGCCAAATGGAACTATGACTTCGAAATCATGAAGATAACTCTCGAAGGCAAACTCGAAAGATCAGAGGCCCGTGTTGAGTCCCAACAAGAAGAGTTAGATTATCTTCGGGCTCAAGATAAGCCCAACAGAACATTCTTATGGGTAACTACAGGCTTTGTTATAGGAACCGCAACATCTGTTGGTATTTTTAATACAGTAAAATGATAGTATCTACACCGTATACAGAATGCTATGTAAAGAAGTCTTTCTTGGCTGGTAATCCAAAGTGGGACAAAGACGAAACGATCTTTGGTGTCATTTATGCTATTCGTTTTATTCGAGGACGAGCACCTTTATTTTTAGTTTATCTTCCATCAATGGGAGCCTTTTATGATAAAGTCGATCAATGCGCCATATTCAACAAAGCAATAACACCAGATCATCCAATTAAAATGGAAGATGTTGCGTGGTGGGATTGTATCTCTGATTATTGGCAACTTATACAAATCCAAGGCATTCGTGGAATGGATGTCGAAATGTTTAATAGAAAAGGCCACAAATGGGAAGGCAATTACCTTTGGACTTGTGATCCGCAAAGACCTCGAGAACATACCGATTTTGGTCAATCCGAATGCTGGCACGAGCACAAGACAAAGACTTTCTTCTTTGATGACAAAACAGGCGTGCTATGTTGTGGACCGAATAATAAAATGAGATTCTTGGATTCTAGTTTGTGTCCTGAAGAGCTTGAGATTCCATATTGGATGAAGGTCTACAAAGACTCCGATAATCCAGATAGAATAACGCACGAAGTAAATGTAAGACTTGGAGACGCAGAAAGGTGGGATTATGAAAAATAAAGATCCAAATTATGCTGTAAAAATAGAACAAGCAATCGCAGCAAAGTACGGCGAAGAAGCAATCCAAAATCCAAAGAAGACTTGGAACGAGGACAAAGAAAAAGAATACTTTCAACAATTGAAAGAGTTCTATCGAGAACAGAAACAAGATGAGGATTTCGACAAGAAAGAAGTAAATGGTGTTTTCATACCAAGAAAACTACTTAATAGTGATTCTAATCGCTCCTGTCCTGTCTGTTCTGTTTATACAACTAAAGCACAAGACGACCTTTATTTTACAAAGTTTAATTGTTGTTTTAAATGTTACGTTCAATGGGTCGAGGGTCGAGAAGAAAGATGGAAATCAGGATGGAGACCATAGTATGGCAACAACATTAGAAATTATTCAAGGCCTCGCTCAAGCAGCAGTTCATGGTTATGATGGGGCTCAAGATGAAAGATACTCTCACGATGGTACCGCTCGCAAAGTTGGTCTTCAAAGAGAAGAGGGCGATCCCATTCTTGATCGTCGAGTTATTGATGGCTTTAAGGTTCGCTTTCAAGGACCAACAATGATTATTACGTATCAATCCGAGATTAAACTTAAAGAAGTTCATAAAGGCGGATTTGAGTCCGAAATTGAAAGAAGAATCAATGAAGTTAAGAAGTTTCTTCAAAAAGAATACAAAGCGATTACTGGCAATTCTGTAACTCTTACAAAAGCTGACGAGCCAAAGGTTTTAGTTCAATCTGTATCTCGCGTTCATTCTTGGGTTCAAGCGACTCAAATATTTAAGATCGGTGGTGTTGATGCTGAAGGCGAAAGACAACCTTCCGAGCCAAGTGTTCGAGACATCACAAAGAAATTCTTGGAACAAGCCTCAACCAAGCGCCCACAAAATGATACACGCAAGAAAGGCGACAACCAAAGGAAATAATGGCATTTGAGTTATCAAAGCAAGATATTGTAAAAGAAATTGTAAAGTCGGGCAAAGACCCGATTTACTTTATTAATAACTATTGCCGTATTTCTCATCCTCTCCGAGGTCTTATTAAATTTGATACATTTCCTTATCAGGATGATCTTCTACGAGATTTTAATGATTTTCGTTTTTCTGTAATTTTAAAAGCCAGACAGTTAGGTATATCAACGATCACTGCCGCCTATATTGTCTGGCTTATTAATTTTCACAGAGATAAGAACGTAATGGTTCTTGCGACCAAATTTAACACAGCAGCGAATCTTGTTAAGAAGGTCAAGAACATTATGAAGAACCTTCCGGATTGGATTCGTATTACAGACATCTCAATCGACAACAGAACATCCTTTGAACTCTCCAACGGCTCGCAAGTTAAAGCATCGTCTACCTCCGGTGATGCGGGTCGTTCGGAGGCACTCTCACTTCTTGTTATTGACGAGGCTGCTTTCGTTGATGGACTTGAAGAGCTTTGGACAGCTCTTTATCCCACACTGTCTACTGGTGGTCGTTGTATTGCTCTGAGCACTCCGAACGGTGTTGGTAACTGGTTTCACAAAACTTATGTTGATGCTGTCGATGGACAAAATGATTTTAAAGCAATCAACCTTCCGTGGCACGTCCATCCCGAAAGAGATCAAGCGTGGTTTAGAAACGAGACCAAGAACATGTCTCGTCGACAGATTGCTCAAGAATTAGAATGTAATTTCAATTCTTCTGGTGAGAATGTTCTACAGGCAGAAGATATGGAATGGATTCACGAATGCATAAAAGATCCCATTTATCGCACTGGATTTGATAGAAACTTCTGGATTTGGGAGAAGTACCAAGAAGGCTCTAAGTATCTGCTTGTAGCTGATGTTGCGAGAGGAGACGGGGCGGATTATTCTGTATTTCATGTTATTAACATTAATACAATGGAAGTTGCAGCAGAATACCAAGGCAAGCCGTCTTTGGATCATTACGCAGATATTCTATTTGACGCAGGTCGAGAATACGGCAATTGTCTTTTAGTTGTCGAGAACAATGGTATTGGCATTTCAGTTTTAGAAAAACTAATTGGAAAAGATTATCCAAATTTATATTATTCTGTTAAAGGTTCGCACGATTATGTAGAACAACATAAAGCCGAATATATGTCGAATTCTGTTCCGGGTTTTACGAACTCTTCAAAAACAAGACCTCTTATTGTGGCAAAAATGGAAGAGTACATGAGAAACAGACTAATTACTGTTAGATCTTCTCGACTTTTTCATGAATTCAAAACTTTTATCTGGCATAATGGGAGGCCCCAAGCGATGCGATCTTATCATGACGATTTGGTTATGTCTTTATCAATTGCATGCTGGGTTCGAGATACAGCCCTAGAGATTGACAAAAGAGACGTCGCGTACAAAAAAGCCATGATGGATGGCATGTATTTGAATTCAACAAGAATGAACACAACGATTAAAGGCCAAGATGGCTTCTCTCAATCATTTGAAGAGAAATACCGAGAAGAGATTAAAAATGCAAAAGATTTTGTATGGATCTTTAGAGGATAGAAAATGGCTCCACGTAATAAAATAAGAAAAGGTAAAAACCCAAACAACGAAGAAAGTGAATTATTTAAATCGCTAACTCGTCTGTTCTCCGGCCCTATTACCACAAGAAGAACACAGACAGGCCGACAGCTAACTCGTCGTCATTTGGATATGTACGCAAGAAAGTTCCGATCAGCTTCCGGAAAACAATTCAAGAAAATGGAAAGCTACGCTCCTCTTTCGCAATTAAACTCTTCTCTTTATAAATCCAGAAACAGAGCCGAACGTTATATTGATTTTGATGAAATGGAGTATACACCCGAGATTGCTTCATCTTTGGATATCTACGCAGACGAGATGACAACTCACTCTGCTCTTCAGCCAATGCTTACAATCAAATGCTCAAACGAAGAGATCTCTT